TCAACAAATTTACCTAAAAATCTATTTACAACTGATGGTAATTTGATTTTATCAAAATTAACTTCATTAATTGTATCTTCTTCAAGAACTTCTCTAATAACTTCTTTTAATTTAGATTTTGTTAATTTCACTTTTCTCTCCTATTTTACAACTGCCCATAGTGTGTTCATTAATTGTGTTGGACTTTTATATCCCAAATCTGATAATATTTTTTTCATTTTAGGATTTACTTTTTTAAATACTTTTGTTAATAGATTAGCTGTTTGCATATCTACTGTTACTAATCCTTTTTTAGTGTTGTAACCATATGCTTGTTTATCTTTCATAACTCTAGCAGCAACATCAAATATTGTTTCTTTTGCTTCTGTAAGTTTTCCTTCAAGTTTAATTGCTTTAGCTTCTGGACTATTATATTTACCACTCTTTTTTAATTTTTTCACTAACATTTTAGCAGCTCTTTCGTTTTTAACTACTTTAATAGTTTCACGGCCACCATCTGTCACTACCCACATACCTTGTTTAGCCATTCTTTGAACTGCAGCTGATTGTTTTTCTTTGAGTTTCTTTTTAATCAAATGAGGACCTGCTGGTTCTTCACCTAATTCACCATTTTCACCATATCCACAAGTTCCTTCTGTTGCAATATCTGGAATTGGTTTACCTTTAAACTTTTTAGCTAAATTCCAAAGTTTAAATAAATCATCTGTATCATTACTACTAAAATTATCAAATCCTTTTTTACCCATAACGGCAGTTCTGAATGACTTGTTGTCTGATAATACCCATATAATATACTTACCAACATATCTTTCGTCTGCTACATAAAGTCTATTTTTATTTACTTCTGTAAGTTTTCCTTCATTCATCTTTGCCAATTCTTCACGAACCATTTTCTTAATCAAGTTTCTAACTTTCATTTCTCTTTTTACCTTTTCTGGTTTTCCTTTATGTTTCGTTGAAGCAAAATCATCAACATCATCTTTACTCATTGTTTTAGCAATCTTACCAGCTTTTCCTTTTTTAGGAATGTCACCTTTTTGCATTGCTTTAACAACACCAAAAAATCTTTGTTGAGATTTTGATGATGCTGGCATTACATTAACTTTCTAAAATTCTTTTTATATTTTTTTGTGAAATCAACTATATTCTTTTTATAATTATCTAAAAAGTCAGCAGCTTCATCATTTAATCCTTTTTTTCTTAAACTATCATATAAATCCAAATAAGACTTTTGTAATCCTTTTAAGGACTTGTCTATATTTTTAGCGTGTTTTTTATATTCGAAAGCAGGGCCTTCTTTAATAAAATCTTTACCACCTTGTTTTTCAAATTCTGTCAATCCTTTATTAACAGCACCACTCCATCTTTTTGGTAAAGTTTTAAATGTATCATCATTCCATTCATTTAATTCTGATTTTATGTTTTCAACAATTTTATTTTGTTTAGGTTTAGATTTTTTTTTCTTTTTATCACCATATCCCATTAAAGATTTGTAATCCATTTTACTCTCCTCTGAATATATCGTTGATTATGTTTTCAATTTTACAATCGTGGCAACACACACCATCTCTTGTCCCAACACCTTCGTGTAATTTACCTTCGTTTGTTGGAGATAAAAAAGCTCCATGTGTAGATGGATTTGATACGAAATCAAAAGCAATAAGTTCAAAGTCTGGTTGAACTTCAACTGTATCATCTTCGTGGATTTCTTTAACTGAACCTAATCCCCTTGATGAGATACCAAGTTTAATACCTGATTTAAATAATTCTTTTAAGATGTTTCCAGCTGGTGTTCCAAGAACTTCAACAGTTCCATTTAAATCATCACCATTCCAATGCATTTCAAGTATGTTATGAGATACATTGTTTAGATTCACCACAGACGAGTCAGGATGGTCTAATTCACCAAGAGCTCTTCTTTCCTTTATCTGTACCTCTGAATACTTTTCAGCTTCTCTCATCAAAGTTTCTTTTGGATAAACTCTTCCGTTTTGATTCTTTGCTTCAGCTCTTTGAAGTACACCTTTAACAATTAACCTACCATTGTTATTCTTCATAGCCTCATTAATCTGTTGAGGTGTTACCTCAAAAGGTATGTAATCTACTATTACTTGTTTAGACATTAGAATCCTCCTGTAGATAATCCACTTTTATATACAAAATTTATACTACTACTCATAGCATTACTACAACTAAAAGCTGATGGGTGAATATCTAATCTAGTCCCTATTGTGGGTAATCCATAACTAACATATTTTGATGCACTGGTTAATACTGTAGCACCATTACTACCAACATCAACTGCAAAAGATGCTGATGATTTAAAATAAAACTTTAATTCATCATTAGCTGGTATAGTTTTTGCGACATAAACATAATGTGGTGTTTTTATAAGTTTACCCGCTTGAAGTGTTTTGACTCTATCACGAGCATTATCAGGTAATGCACCTGCAACTTGTTTAGTTGAATCATTTGGGTCTTGTATATATCTTGACATTTATATCTCCTATTTCCAAGCATTTCGTTTAAGCCATATATCTCTTAATATATCACCAACGACATTTCTTATTAATTTTGTTATTTGTTTTAAATCTTTATCATCAAGAGCTTCTGTTACGAATTTATAACCAGTGCTCTTTTTTAATCTTTTTTTCTTTTTCTTTTCATCTTCTTTACTACTAAAAGCAAAAGGTGTTTGATACCCTGCAACATCACCAGTGGTTGTTATTTCCTCTAATGATTCTTCATCTAAGAGTTCCATAGTTAGTTTTTTCACTAACTCTTTAAATAACTTTTTGTTTTTTATTTCCACTTTTTTTCACTTCCTTTACGAGTTCTAAATATCTCATTGTTTGAATAACATATTCATCTTTAACAACATCTGTTTTGTCATTTACTCCACAGAATTTGTCAATGGATTTTATAGCTTCATTCATTTTAATTTTTACAACTTTATCTTGTAAGTTTTTAGAATGTGTTTGTAAATCTTTCTTTAAACCTTTTACAATCTCTTTTAAAGTATCTTTTAATGAATTTGTATTAGATACATTGTTAATATACTCTCTAAGTAGATTCTTTTGGTCTCCACTTAATTTTGTATATTTTTGATTAAATTTCTCTAAAAGAGTTTTGTAAGTTAAAATTCTTAAATCTTCATCGTCAGGTAAAGTAGTAACAGTTTCTGATAATTTAATACTTTTGTCATCTGTTGTCACATGTTCAACAATATTAAAATGTGATTCCGTTTTTTGGTCTGGAGATAAAGATTTGTCATATTCAAATAATGTAAAAATAGATGCGTAAGTTTTATAATTTGGAACTTTAGAAGACATAAATTTTTGAAGATTGTAATTAGATTGAATTTCTTTTATCAAATTATATCTTTCTCGTCTAAGTGTAGAATTGTTTAAATCACTTCTAGCTTTCATCACTTCATTAATAAAGTATTCAGCCTTTGTATCTGATTTAAATTTCTTTGTGATTAAAATATTATACAAAGCAAGTTCTTTACCTAACTCCGTATTTTCGTTAAATTTTTCTTTAACGATTGATACCGCGTGTCCATTGTCTTTATTTAGCACATCAGATGTAATCTGCCTTAGCAAAAATTCAAACAATAAACCCGTATTGCGGATTTTGTTGTGTTTAACTTTACGCATTGTCGAGTCCCCATTTCGTTTGGATACTATATATGTAATTATTCATATATAAATATAATGTTTTTTGTAAATACATTGATTTTATTCTTCTTCATCTAAAATAATTTCTTCATTTAACATAGATTTATCTAAATTTTTTCCAAACTTATCTTGTAATTGATTTAACAAACCTTCTCTTGCAACAATCGTAGCGCCTTTTGATGTAGCCAATGGAGAACCACCTTTAAACTCTCGTTTACCATATCGTTCTCTTTCATACTTCGTTGCATCTTTTATATCTTTGGCTGAATATTCATTACCAAATTCTTTCTTACCAGTTCCACTTCGTCTATCCCCACCATGTTCACCACCTTGTTCTTCCATATCATCTGTTGGTTCTGTTCCTTCCTCGGCTGGGTCAGTTCCTTCTGTTTCAATTTGTTCCATTCTAAATGCTTGTTTTCTATCTTCAATCACACCATTGAATACATCAACTTTTTCTTGGTCGTTTAATTCAAAGATATTATCATATATCCATTGTCTTGAAAATAATTTGTTTTCAATTA